TTAACAGCGCAAGCGACTCTGGACGCTTTTTTCCAGTGCAAGGAAACAACTAATGGAAGCATTAGCAAAAGAAACTGAGTCAGAAGAGACTCGACAGGCGCATCAGTTGCCTGACCCTAGAGGGTATAAAATACTGATAGCATTGCCAGATCCTGAAAAGGAGTATGATGGCGGCATAATTAAGTCTAACAAGACTCTCTATGAGGAAGAAATCGGATCTATTGTTGGAATGGTCATAAAAATGGGGCCAGACTGCTATAACGATAAAAAAAGATTTCCAACTGGGCCTTTCTGCAAAGAAGGAGACTGGATTCTAATGCGCTCTTACAGCGGCACTAGATTTAAAATCCACGGAAAGGAATTCAGATTAATCAACGATGACAGCGTTGAAGCTGTGGTCGAAGACCCAAGGGGGATTGTTAAGGCATGAGCGAACAAGAAACAGTACAAACAGATGAAGATAAGTTCTTTGGTGTACGCACTAAGATAGGCGGTCAACCAGAATCAGTTGACGAGGAGCCTATTGAAGATGCGGAGCTTGTAGAGGCTTCTGATTCTGACGAGGGTGAGCTTACTGATGATGAGCTTTCTGGATACAGTAAAAGAGTCCAGAAGAGAATAAATAAGCTTAAATACGAATCTCACGAAGAGAGGCGTAAAGCCCAAAGTGCTATGCAAGAGCGGGACGAAGCATTTCGTGTGGCTCAACAAATAGCAGAGAAAAACAAAGAATACGAGTCTTTGATTGGCAGAGGAGAGCAAGCTCTCATCAATCAGGTGAAAGAACGTGCGTCTTTGGCTGTGGAGCAAGCAAAACAGCAATACAGAAAAGCTTATGAAGAGGGCGATACAGATAATGTTGTTGCCGCTCAAGAGGCTTTAACCAAAGCAACAGCGGAGTTGACTGAGGCTGACAGATATTCTCAGAGTATGAGCAATCAACCAGCACCGCAACAAGAAACTTGGCAACCACCGCAACCAACGCAACAGCCAGTACAGCAACCTGTACAGCAACCTGCCCAACCAAGGCAAATAGACCCAGAGGCACAAGAATGGGCTAATAAAAATCCGTGGTTTATGAAAGAGGGTTATGAAGAAATGACCTCTCTTGCATACGGAAAACATGCTTCGCTAGTGAAGCAAGGGGTCATACCAAATACCCCTGAATATTTTAAACAGATTGATGAAACGGTCAGAAGAGCGTTTCCAGATCACGAGTGGCAGGATGGAACTGTTCCGCAAGTCCGTACCTCACCTGCCCCTCAACCCTCGCAGGTGGTGGCTCCTACGACTAGAAACAACGGAGCAAAACCGCGCACAGTGAGACTTACGGCAACCCAACGCTCTCTCGCCAAGAGGCTGGGTTTAACAGATGAGCAGTATGCTAAATATGTATAGTCAGGAGATTACCGATGACTGAAGAGCGCACCCCTAGAGATATTGAACAAAGAGATAGTGGCACTAGACCGAGTGATTCTTGGACACCTGCTTCTGTAATTCCCAATCCAGCCCCGAAAGATGGCTGGGTATTTCGTTGGGTCAGGACAAGTATTATGGGTCAAAGTGATGGAACTCATACATCCAGAATGTTTAGGGAAGGTTGGGAGCCTGTAAAGGCAGAAGACCACCCAGAGCTTATGCTGGAATCTGATATGAATTCTAAGTTTGTAGGTAACATTGAAGTTGGTGGATTGCTTTTATGCAAAGCACCAGAAGAAAAGATGAAAGCCAGAACGGATCATTTCCAGAAAATGGCTAATAATCAAATGGAATCTGTAGACAATAACTATCTCAGGGAAAATGACCCCCGTATGCCTATGCTTACACCAGAGAGGAATACGAGGACAACTTTTGGAAGGAGCTAATCCCTGGGTAGGGGTGGTTCCTTAATTAATAGGAGGTCATAAATATGGCTACTTCTGCTACCCCCAATGGTGCGGAACCTGTCAATACCTTGAGTGCAAGCGGCTCTTACACTGGTAAAGTCCGACATATCAAGATTGCGAGTGGTTACGGCACCGCTATTTTTTACGGTGATTTCGTCAAGCTAGTCTCGTCTGGCACTGTTGAAAAAGCCGAAGTAACAACTTCCGTTGTTGCTGGTACAGTTGGTATCTTTGTAGGATGTTCTTACACTGATCCATCTACAAGTCAATTAACATTCAACCAGCAGTTCCCTGCCTCTACAGCGGCATCGGACATCATGGCTTATGTTGTTGACGATCCCAAGTTAGTGTTCAAAATGCAAGGTGACGAAGCCATTGCCCAAACAGGTCTTGGTAACAACATCTCAGCAGTAAACACAGCAGGATCAACTTCAATCGGACGTAGTAAAAACGCCCTTGACGGTGGTTCTATTGCTACGACAAATACACTCCCCCTTCGTGTTCTTGAGTTTGTGGAAGGCCCAAACAGCACAGTTGGTGATGCGTTCACTGATTGTCTTGTAACTTACCTGCCTTTAAGTCATGCATACGAAACCAAGCTTGGCGTATAAGGAGGTCTAACTAATGGCTATTTCAAGAGCGCAAATGCTAAAAGAACTCCTGCCTGGGTTGAATGCCCTGTTTGGCTTGGAGTATGAAAAGTACGAAGATGAGCATACTCTCATTTATGAGACAGAAAGCTCTGACCGTTCTTTTGAAGAGGAAGTAAAGCTCAGTGGCTTTGCCGCCGCACCTGTGAAGAACGAAGGTTCTGCAATCACGTTTGATTCAGCGCAAGAGTCTTTCACAGCTAGATACAACCATGAAACCATTGGTATGGGTTTCGCTATAACCGAGGAAGCGATGGAAGACAACCTTTACGACTCGCTTTCTGCACGTTATACCAAGGCTCTAGCAAGAGCGATGGCTTACACCAAGCAGGTCAAAGCTGTCAATCCGCTTAACAACGGTTTCACCAATTCATTCCAATCGGGTGATGGTGTTAACTTGTTTACAGCAAGCGGTGACGGTGTGACAGGTGGTGATGGTCACCCTCTTGTTTCTGGAGGAAAGAACAGCAACCGTCCTTCTACAGCGGCTGACCTCAATGAAACATCTTTGGAAAATGCAATTATTGACATCGCGGCTTTCACTGATGAAAGAGGCTTGTTGATTGCGGCTAGGCCAAGGACTCTGATTGTTCCTCCTGCTCTTATGTTTACAGCAGACAGACTGCTAGAAACTACGCAAAGAGTTGGAACTTCAGATAACGATATAAATAGCATCCGAAATATGGGAGCGATCCCTGGTGGGTATGCAGTCAATCACTATCTGACTGACACCAATGCGTTTTATATCATCACTGATATACCTAACGGCATGAAGCACTTCGAGCGTACTACGCTTGAAACTTCAATGGATGGAGACTTCGATACTGGTAATGTTCGCTACAAAGCTAGAGAGCGTTACTCTTTCGGAGTATCTGATCCTCTGGGAATCTACGGATCTCCAGGCTCAAGCTAAAACAGTTGGGGCAGTGTGTCTCTCCCTGCGCCTGCCCCTCTTGTTTCAATCCTGACTAATCGTTCCATGTGGAACATTAGACACTAGCCAAGACAGGAGAACCTTATGGCTAATTCTACTTTTTCTGGAGCGGTACGCTCCGAAAGCACGTTTAAGACAGTTAGCAAAAACAGCACTACTGGCGCAATTACAGAAGTAACTACGCTTGGCGATGGGCCTGTTAGTCTAGCCGACTCAAACGTAACCCTAACTAATGCGACTCATAGCGGAAGAATTTTACTTGTTCCAGATGGCGGTCAAGACAATACCTACACTTTACCAGCACCAATAGCTGGCTCTATGTTTAGGTTTGTGTACGCTGGTGGAGCGGCTGATGCTACGGATGCAATCATAGTAACACCAGGTAACTCTAACTTTTACATTGGTGGTGTCACATTCCTCGACACTGACAATGAAGTTAGCGCAGTGTTTTCTGATGGCAACTCAAATAGTAGCATTCAGATAAATGTACCTGCTGGTTTTGATGTGACAATTATGGGTTTAAACACCACTAATTATCAGATCTTTGGCACTGTAACGGGTGCAACTGCGCCTTCATTTGCTGACCAGTAAGACGAGTTTATAGGTGGCTGGCTTATGTCAGCCATTCCTAAACATGAGAGCGAGGTATACAAATGGCTGATGCAGTAGCCACACAGACAATTCAAGATGGTGCTAAAACTGCTATATTCCGTTTTACTAATGTAAGCGATGGCTCTGGTGAAAGTGCTGTTGCTAAAATAGACGTTTCCGCTTTGTCCACTGACCCAATGACAGGAGCTACCTGCACTGGGGTTACGATACAAAAAATCTACTACTCGACTATCGGCATGGGCGTTAAGATATTCTTTGACGCTTCAACCAATGTTCTTGCTTGGCAACTTAATGCTGACTGGTCAGACACACTAGATTTTAGCGACTTCACTGGCATACCAAATAACGCTGGCTCTGGCAAAACAGGCGATGTGTTGTTTACTACAGTAGGCCACTCTAGTGGAGATGTTTATAACATAGTAATGCAAGTATCAAAGAGTTACGGATAATGGCAGTCAAAAAGAAAGCTAAACCTAAATCAAAACCTAAAGCTAAAAGCAGAGTCAACGAAGCTGGCAACTATACTAAGCCTGGCCTTAGAAAGCGTATTTTTAATCGCATAAAGGCAGGTGGAAAAGGAGGCAAGCCTGGACAATGGAGTGCGAGAAAAGCGCAAATGCTGGCATCCGCTTATAAAAAAGCTGGCGGTGGATATAAGAACTGATGGCTTTAAAAAAGTCTCAAAAGAGTCTAAAGAAATGGACTCAGCAAAAATGGCGTACTAAATCAGGTAAGCCCTCAACGCAAGGCCCAAAGGCTACTGGTGAGAGATATCTCCCAGAAAAAGCCATCAAGTCTTTATCCGCTAAAGAATATGCCGCCACTACTAGGAAGAAAAGAAAGGACACCAAAAAAGGTAAACAACATTCTTCTCAACCTAAGAAGGTAGCTAAAAAGACAGCGAGGCATAGAAAGTGAGCCTGACTGATGCTGAAAAGAATAGGCTGAAAAAAGCAGGACTGAAAGGTCTTAACAAGCCGAAAAAAACCCCCAGCCATCCAACCAAAAAAGGCGTGGTGGCTGTTAGGGACAAAGGCAAAGTTAAGATCATACGATTTGGTGATCAAAAAATGGGTCACAACTATTCTGCTGAAGCCAGGAAAAGCTTCAAAGCTAGACATGCTAAGAACATCAAGAAAGGCAAAACATCTGCGGCTTATTGGGCAAACAAAGTTTTTTGGGCTGGTAAAGGTGGTAGCAAGAAAAGCCCACCCAAGTCACAAAAACAAAAGTTCGGTAGAGGTTAATGGCTATTAGTCGGGCGCAAATGGGAAAACAAATTAAAAGTTCTCCTGCTAAAAAAAGAAAGAGGAAAAGGAAAAAGTAGATGGCAACTAGCGGCACATATACATTTAACCTCGATCTTGCGGATGCAATGGAAGAAGCATTTGAAAGAGCAGGTAGAGAGCTTAGAAGCGGATACGATTACAGGACAGCTAGAAGAAGCTTAAATCTTCTTATGTTGGAATGGCAGAACCGTGGTCTTAACTTGTGGACTGTAAGGGATGCAACTCAAGCTTTGACTGCTGGCACTAGCGCATATTCTTTAAGTGCAGATGTGTTAGACATAGTGGAAGCATTCGTGAGAACCAATGCAGGAGATACCACAAGCCAGTTCGATCAATCAATGACTAGAATATCGGTCAGTGATTACTCGCAACTATCCAACAAGCTTACCCAAAGCAAGCCCTTGCAATACTACGTTGAAAGAAAACCCACAGGTATCACTATCCATCTCTGGCCCACGCCCGATGATCAGGATACTTATACCTTTGGGTATTACTTCATGCAAAGGATAGAGGACACGGGCAGTCCTGCCTCTAATAACATGGATGTTCCTGCTAGATTTTTACCTTGCTTGGTGGCTGGCCTTGCATATCAGATAAGCATGAAGTTTCCAGACTCCGCACCGAGATCACAATTTCTAAAAGCAGATTACGAGGAGCAGTTTACTCTTGCCGCTGATAGCGACAGAGGAAAGGCTTCGTTGTTCATATCGCCTGGAGGCTATCAGTTTTGAGTAGATTCGCTGAAGGCAAACATGCTTATGGTTTTTGCGATAAGACAGGATTTAGGTACAAGCTTAAAGATCTTGTGCCTGAGATTGTCAATCAAAGACCAACTGGGTTTCTGGTAGGGAAGGACGTTGTTGATCCAGATCAACCTCAATTACAGCTTGGCAAAGTAAAAGTAGATGACCCTAGATCACTAAGAGATCCAAGGCCAGACAGAGCCTTAGATAATAGTAGGCAGTTTTTTGCTTTTGACCCTGTAGGCGGTGGGATTACTCAACTAGGCAGTCGTACTGTGGGATTAGACATTGCGGCAAAATCAGGAACAGTGAAGGTGGTAACAAGCTAATGGCATGGACATTCACAACACTTAAAACTGCAATACAGGATTATTTGGAAACAGACGAGACTACGTTTGTTAACAACCTGCCTACGATAATAAAACAAGCAGAAGATCGAATACTTAAATCGGTGCAGTTGCCTGATTTCAGAAAGAATGTTAATGGGTCAATGTCTGACGGAAACAAATATTTGAAATGCCCAACAGATTTTTTAGCACCTTACTCTTTATCTCTTAGCAACAGCGGTGAAGAGTTTTTAATATTTAAGGATGTTAATTTTATACGGGAGGCTTACCCTGTTTCCACAACAAAAGGCGTTCCTAAGTATTATGCTTTATTCGATGCCGAAAACTTTATTTTAGGGCCGACACCTAATTCGTCTTTTACGGCAGAACTGCATTACTTTTACAAACCAGAGTCGATAACAGCGTCATCTTCAGGAACAAGTTGGTTAGGTACAAATGCAGAAAGCACCTTGCTTTATGGTTCTTTGGTCGAGGCATACACTTTTCTCAAAGGAGAGCCTGACCTAATGCAGATGTATATGGCTAGATACGATCAAGCATTAAATAACTTGAAGTCTCTTGGCGAAGGATACGATACCACAGACAGCTACAGGTCTGGTGCGGTTAGAAAAGCGAGGACGTAATGTTAGAAGTCAGCACATCTCAGGTAGGTAACGTGAGTGTAGTCACTACCCAAAACGAAGGAATATCATTAGATCATTGGGCCGAAAGGGCAACTAACACGATTGTCAGTGTTGGCTCTCAAAGCCATCCTGTCATACAGGAACAAGCAAAAGCCTTTAAAGATCAAGTGTTTCATGTGGTAAGGCACTATATGCAAGAAGCAGTCAATAGCAACAAGACTGACTTAATTGCTGAATGTGAACAAGGCGGCTATCAAGAGATCGCACAAATTTTAAGGAAAATGTAATGGCTATCAGTCAAGCAGTTTGTACCAGTTTCAAGCAAGAACTACTTCAAGGAATACACAATTTTACCAATGGAAGTGGTGGAGGGACTACGACTTCCACAGGATCAGGCAACACGTTTAAGCTGGCTTTGTACACTAGCAGTGCTAGTTTGGGAGCCGCTACGACAGCGTTCACAACAAGCAACGAAGCATCAGGCACTGGTTATAGTTCTGGAGGTTCAGCGTTAACAAACGTAACCCCTACGACATCAAGCACCACCGCTTTGACAGACTTTGCAGATCTGACCTTTTCTAGTAGCTCTATTACAGCTAGAGGAGCAATGATTTATAACTCTTCTAATACAGCAGGATCAGCAGATAGGGCGGTTCTTATCTTAGATTTTGGGGCAGACAAAACTTCTCAGTCTGGCGATTTTACTATTCAATTCCCAACTGCCGATGCGAGTAACGCAATTATTCGGATTGCTTAATGGCTGACCCAAAAAAAGGTACAGGCAAGAAACCGAAAGGTTCTGGACGAAGACTATATACTGACGAAAATCCTAAAGACACGGTAAGCATCAAATACGCCAGTGTTCAGGATGCAAGAGATACAGTAAAGAAAGTAAAAAAAATCAAAAAACCATTTGCTAGAAAAATACAAATATTGACGGTATTAGAGCAAAGGGCAAAAGCGGCTGGGAAAAAACAACAAGCGGCAATAGCTAAAAGAGGAAAAGAAGCTTTGAGAAGAGCGAGATCTAATGTCTGACGTAACCATATTTTTTACTGGCTATAACCAAATAACTCAAGGTTATAACGAAGGCGGTTATAATCAGGATGTAGCTTTTACTGGATTGAGCGTTGGACAGGGAAGTGTTTCTGTTCTCGCAGGAACTATTGTACCTGTCACTGGCAGTGAGCTTACTTCTGGAACCAGCAGTGTCACCGTATCTGCTGGAGATGGCGTTACAGTAAGCGTTACAGGCGCAGAAATGACAGCGTCAACATCAACAATAAATATATGGGAAGAAATAATACCAGGCCAAGATACTGATTGGACTGAGGTTAGCACTTCTCAAACACCAAATTGGACAGAGATAGCGGCATAAATTATGGCATCAACTTTTGTAAATAATTTAAGAGTGGCAGAACCAGCCGATGGTGATAGCGATTGGGGTACTAGCACTAATACCTCTCTTGAGCTTATTGGTGAAGCGTTAGGGTTTGGAACAGAGGCTATTACTACCAACGCTGATACTCATACATCTACAGTAGCAGATGGTTCTTCAGATCAAGCTAGGGCGATGTATTTAAAATATACAGGAACGCTAGACTCAACGTGTACTATCACGATTGGCCCAAACACAATCAAAAGATTTCAGATTATCGAGAATGCAACGTCTGGCTCTCAATCTATTATTATTAGTCAAGGCAGTGGGGCAAATGTCACTATCGCTAATGGTGGAGTAAAGGCCGTATACTTAGATGGGGCTGGCTCTGGTGCGGCAGTGCTTGATGCTTTTGTGGATCTCGATGTCGGAGGCACGTTTACGGTAGGGACAGCGGCTAACGGTGTTTCAATCACAAATGGCGCAATTGACCTTAAAAACTCTGGCGCACAATCCTACATAAGGTTTTACTGTGAATCTTCTAATGCTCACTATGCTGAAGTAAAAGCTCCAGCACATAGTGCGTTTAGCGGCAATGTTACGTTGACCCTACCAGTGACAACAAGCAACTTAGTTGGTGACAGTGCTACACAGACTTTAACTAACAAAACAATCAACGCATCTAATAACACACTGTCTAATATACCCATGTCGGCTACATCTTTTTCTGCTGGCACAGGGGTCACTCTTAGCACTAACACGTTAAACGTAGATGCGGCACAAACAGGTATAACATCGTTGCTTGCCACTGACATAAAAATAGGTGAGGACGATGAGACCAAAATTGACTTTGAAACAGCAGATACTATTAACTTTTATGCTGGTAATGAAAAGCAATTAATTTTAACCGATGGAGCTTTGACACCAGGCACCAACGCAATACTAGATTTAGGCACAGATGCGTTAGAGTTTAAGGATGCATTTTTTGACGGAACAGTTGAAGCAGATGCCATTTCAATAGCTGGGACAGCCATATCAGCTACTGCCGCAGAGATAAATAAGCTAGACGGTGTAACAGCTACCACAGCAGAAATAAATTATCTTGATATAACTACGCTTGGAACGACAGAAGCCAGCAAGGTAGTTACCGCAGATGCTAACGGTGTGGTGAAGTTTGACAACGGTATTCAGGAAGAATCAACGGCTATTACATCTAGCTCAAATGCGGCTACTCTAAACCTCAGAGATGGCACAGTGTTTACTCACACGCTCAGTGAGAATGTCACCTATACATTTAGCAACCCTGCCGCTTCTGGATACGCTTCTGGATTTACGTTGAAGGTTACACAAGACTCGTC